GATGGTAAACTTAATTCATAGTTCGCACTATTTAGTTTAGGTAATGCCATAATTTAATCTCCGTTTATAATCTATTCAATATTTTTGGTATTGATCCTGTTATTTGTCTTTCAACCGATCCAAAAAATGTAGTCACTAGTCTATCAGTTAAACTTGGTGCTTGAGCATTAATATCAAGTTGAGTCCAATATCTAAAAGTAAAACTTACATCATTCTTTATGATTTCGTTGTTTGAACCCTGATTTAATTCAGTTCCGTCAATTGTCTTTGGAAAACATTCCCAAAGTTTAACTCCAAATCTTCTATTGTCTTCTCTGTCTAATAGATACAAATCGATTTGAGCAATGTAATCGTTATAGTATCCTACGTTCCAAGTCTTTTCACTAAATGCTAGTTTTTGCCATTCTTCAAAGAATCTTCTTTCAGCAAGATCAGAACTTGCTTGAAATGATATTTTAATTTCATCTGCGTAAGTTACTCCGTTAACAATTTCTCTTGTTGGGCCATATATGTTTGTATCATCAAGAGTAGCTAAGTTTCTGCCTGGCAAAAGAACTGATTCAACACGCAATGATACATCTCTTGCAGTACTTGAACCTTGCGGCAATGGCCAGAAACTAAATTCAGTTTTAGAAGAATTTCGCGAAATTGAGGTTGGTGGAATAATGATTGCTTCAAATCTATTGGGGACTGCGTAACCATTTTTAGAATGAAACCCAGACAGTACATCATTGAGAGCCCCAAATGCAGCGGTTTCTATAAATTGTGCGAGTGTTCCTGCCATTAGATCATACTCCTAGAATCTTTCCATACTTCAGTTGAAGATGCTTTCTTAAATCGTTGTACTGGTAACAGACAAGCAATTTTAAATTCATCTGCATCAACTCTACGAAATTGTGATTTTACTTGTGAGTAAAGATATTTATGTAAAGTTGGTTTAATTATTGATAATTTTTTTAACTTGCTATAGTCTGCAATTATTCTAGTACTTGTCTCATCAAGGTCTTGACTATTTGCAAATGACATAATCCTATCTAACAACTTCATTCTCAATGGTATTGGTAGATAATGAAAGTTAATACCAAGAAATCCATCTGAGTATCTTTCTATTGGAAGCACCAGTGGAAAAGTATCATAGTAAGGTAATTCTTTTTTAAGTTTAGGGCTATAGAAAAACATATTCAACTTACCATAGAACTGTTTTTTGTTTCTCTTACCATCTCGTATCAAGTCCATTGCAACTGGTTTGCCAAATTCTTTGATTTTATTACGATACCATTTAACGGAGCGGTCTGCTCCTTTTGTATCAGATTTAACTGATTGTATGAAATTACTAGTAGCCATAACTCTATTTATAACGAATGTTGAGATGATCTTCAGTTAATATCTTAAATTCCATATTATTGTCTAAACACCACTCATTTGCGTATTTCCACTTTGCTTCATTTACTCCCCATGTCTTAACTTCATTGAACCATCGTCTAGTTTTTCTTTTGGGTTGAGATGGTGGTGGTTTACATTGAGCTTTAGGTTTGACCTCTATAATAAACTTTTTGGTAGAACCGTCATGTTGTTTTGTTTTTATGTAAAAATCTGGGAAATATCTGTGAATCTTCTTATCCCAAGGTGATAAATAGGGTATAATGATTTCTTCACTACCCCATTCAATAATAGAAACATTGGAGTCACAATAAGCCATAAATCTACGTTCCCAAAGAGAACGATAAATAACCTTAGAAGGATCGCCCTTATATTTTTTGGGATTTTTTGGAATATATCGACCTGAGTATGACATAACTTATAAATACTATATATAAGGAAGAAACTTATGGCAATATTAGATGGATTAAAAAATGCAGTTGCTGCGAACACAGCCAGAGCAGCAAACAATGTTGCAGTCAATGGGTTGCACAGTCTCGTAGGCAATGTATTTGGCGTAGACCTTGCAACCAACCCAGCAGGCAAATTAACCAATAGACCAACAAAATGGACAACTAAGAGTCTTGCATATCCTGCTGGCGTTGAAGGTGATGACATGCAAGGTCATTATATTATATTTGAAATTTTAACACAAAATAAAGCAAAATTAACAGCAGCAAAAAACAAAAAAGATGCTCTTGCAGCGGTTGTAAATTCTGAGCATGACCGCGGCGCAACCTTAGCATCGATGTCTGCAGCAAAAAAGAAACGTGACGAAGCTGTTGCAAACTATAACGCTATATCTGGTAAAAACCCCGATGGAGTTAGATCGTTATCGGGAGATAAATACGGCAAAGGCAATTCAATTCAACTTTCAAATAAAGCAACAGTCAAAATAGATACTCAAATTGCATTGTATATGCCTCCTTCAATATCTGTTCAGTATGAGTCAAAATATGGGGGAGAAAATATTGGGCCATTAGCTGCTGCAGGCAAGGGTGCAATAGATGCATTTACTGGTAAGAATGGTGCAACCGCAGAGACGGCTCTTAGGGGTATATTGGATGAGGGCGGAAAGTTTGTAGAAACTGGATTAATGAAAGCACTTGATACAGTAGCGCCAGGCGCTACTGCGTTACTTGCATTAGAAAAGGGTGCAGTTAGAACTCCAAAAATGGAACTAATGTTTGAGGGTATTGGTCGAAGAAGGTTTTCATACGAGTTTACTTTTATACCAAAAGATGCCGCAGAAGCTGAAACAATAAAAGATATTGTGTATCAGTTTAAGTATCATATGGCATCTAACTACACAGATGCCACTTTTAGAGGAATGGAAATACCGAGTTTCTTTAATATACTCTATAAGTATAAGAATGCTGATAATGATTACCTTAACAAAATCTCTACATGTGCATTAGAAAAAATGGACGTAAGTTATGGTGGAGATAGGTTTGTTTCATATGAAGGTGGTGTTCCACAAACAACAAAAATTTCTTTGAATTTTGTAGAAATGGAAATCATTACTAAAAGCGCAATCGCTGCTGGAGCTTAAAAATGTATTTTGCACAATTTCCTTTAAATGTATATGACTCTGTTGGAGATGAAAACTATAAAGTAGTAACACATCTATTAAAACGAGTTGCAATTCGCGCTAAAGTAAAAGTAAATACTTTATTTTTTGACACCTATGATGTCAAAGAGGGCGAGACACCAGAGATGATCGCAGACAAGTTGTATGATGATCCAGAGTTACATTGGATAGTTCTTATGGTCAATGATATTACTGACAGGTATCATCAGTGGCCAATGAATCAAAATCAATTTCTTGCTCATATCAATGACAAGTATACTAATATCAGTGGAACACATCATTATGAAATAAATCAAACTTCGGGTGATACTACTGTTAAACTTAATATTGGAACAGACAATACAGATTACCCAACAGCAACCCTAATCACTAACTATGAATATGAACAAGAACGTCAAGATACAGTAAGAAAAATAAGACTTCTTAGTCCAGAATACGTTACTGATTTTGTAGAAGAATTTAAATCAATTATGAAGGATACTGGATAGTGGTAGATAGATTACAGCAGGCTGGTGATTTTACTGTTGACGAATTATCTTTAATTACTACATCTGGTCTTAAAGTTAACCTTATACCCAATGTCGTAAAATTAACAATATTTGAAGATATAAATCAAAGTTGCATAAGCGGCACAATAACACTACAAGATTCAATTAATCTAGCTTCTCATGGCCCAATCATAGGACAAGAATTTCTGTCTATGAAAGTCAGAACTTCATCTGTTCAAGATGATGGTGGAATTATAGATTTTACAGAAAATTTACTTGCAGTACATTCTCTAACCGCGAGACAAAAAGTTGGTAATAATGTTCAGTTATATAACCTAAGCTTTGTCAGTATGGAGTTGGTTAGAAATCAAAGAATCAAAGTAAAAAAAAGTTTTACGTTGCCTTGGTCTGATATTGTTTTATCTATGTTGGTTAATCAATTACAAACTAAGAAAAATATCTTTGTAGAAAAAACTGTCGGTGTTAAAAAATACATTGCGCCAAACATAAGACCATTAGATGTTGTTAATACTGCTCGCGACCAATCGGTAGCAGCTTACAAATCTTCTCCAACATACATGTTTTATGAAACTCTCAAGGGGTTTAATTTTAGAACCCTTGCAAGTTTGTATAATGAAAAACCCCTTATGGAATATACTACATTCCAAGCTGGTGCGCTTGTTGGTAAGAACGGTGCGGTTGATCTTATTAAAGATTTAAATAATGTTCTTGGATATGAGATTGTATCAAACAATGACACATTGTTAAATTACAGAACTGGTATGTATGGTTCGGAGCTTATAAAACACGACATTCGTAATAAATCTATTTCAAGAAAAGTGTATAATTATCATGATAATTTCGAAAATGAAGATCATATTGTGAGTGGTGTTAAAGAAGGTAAAACTGAATACCCCCTAGCAAGTTCTGTTGCGGTGAATCCATTGGGTCAAAGAGTATCAGATTTCCCTGCAAGAACGTATGTTGTACCCACTTCTCTGCATAATCGAAGTGATGGTCAACACGCAACTCCAGACAATACATATCCATATGAAGCGTATGGGGCAGAAAAATGGTTACAAAGAAGAAATTCGCAAATGACGCAAATAAAAACTGGACTTAGTGTTAATATAATATGTCATGGCAACACTTATGTAAATGCTGGACAGAAGGTAATACTCAATTTGCCATATACAGCTGCACTTAAAACCGCAGATAAAGAAATAAACGATAGATTTTACAAGGGCCCATTCCTAGTAAAAAATATACGACACGATTTTGAATTTGGTAAATCACCACAAAAACATACAATGATTATGTCATTAGTTAAAGATTCTATAGAAGAACCACTAGATTCCCCACCTGATAATTATGAACCGTTTGCACAAGGGAATGTCACAATTATTAAACAAAAGGAGACATATGACGGCGTAGAAGTAAAAACTGTACCGCCCGGCATTTTCGGGGGGATTACAAAATCAGACGACACATAACCAATTAACCGAAACGAGGACAAATCAATGGCTCAAAAAACTAAAAATTTACTCAAAAAGAAAACATTCCTAAAACAAGAAAGAATCATATCCCCCATATCAGAAGATGATAAATATGTTATAGACAGAATGGTAAATTATAGAAACCAAGAGCAAACAGGAACAAATAATGAAGACATACAACGAACTGCAAGAGGGAGTTTACGATCCCAATATATTTAAAGCTTTCTTTTTAGCAGGCGGGCCTGGCAGCGGCAAATCATACGTTGTCAGGAAAACCACTGGCGGTACTGGACTCAAATCAGTCAATTCAGATGCTGCATTTGAGAAACTTCTTAAAGCTGCAAATCTTTCTCTCAAGATGCCTGATGCTGAGCTAGATGCCCGTACTCCAGTTCGTGACCGAGCAAAAGAAATTGCCAAAAAACAACAAAAAAACTATGTTGAAGGTCGTTTAGGGCTTATTATTGACGGCACAGGTCATAACTATGATAAGATTGCAACACAATCTAATGATTTGCGTCAACTAGGATACGACACTCATATGATATAT